GGAATTCCTTCCTTATCTTGAATCTTGGTTTTAATGTTATCAATCGTATCACTTGGTTCAACTTCAAGAGTGATAGTTTTTCCAGTCAAAGTTTTCACGAATATTTGCATTTTATGGTTAAATATGGAACAATATTTTTAAGCTGTTTTTGCACGGAGGATTAATAATAGTTATTTTGAACGGTGTTCTCCATATTTTCAAAATTATTTATATTATTCAAAAAAGGAATAACACTCGTTTCTATATTAAACTTTAATATATCGTCCCATTGTTCTTTTACCAAATGCAAAGTATTAAACGCATTCAATATTTCAGATTGGTCAACTCCATACGCGATTCCATATAAATTATCTAGTTCTTTTCTTTTTAGATACTCAGCAGCCGCAGTAGTTTTTAACCATTGTTGTTTTGTCAATCCCTTGATTGGATGAACTATTGATACACATCCACACAATGCGGCAATTGTATTTAAAAATGTTAATGGGTCATAAGAAATAAAATATTCGTGTTTATTAAATATTTCAATGCATTCCTCTTGGCTATGATTATAAGTTATTTCAAATGAATCGTTATAATGCATAACATTAATTCCATCTTTGTGCATGTGATATTTTCTTAACGAGTAACACGTGCCTTTTTTTTCCAAGTTATAATTTTGTATACTTGGATTAACATGTAGTGTAGATAGTAATTTATAAACACTTCCAACCCTTTCTGGAAATAAACTAAATTTATTTTCCATGTTAAAATAATAAACTAGATCATTTTTTCCCCACGTATTTACAGTGTTCATGCTTGAAAAAACTTCAATTGGTGCCAAAATCCAACGCACAACATTTTTTGCGTTTAATGGATTACCTTCAATCATTTCTCCATAAATAACAACGCAATTATTATCTACTGGAAAATCATTATCATAATAATTATTGCATATATAATTTTGGGTCTTGTATTGTGATTTAATCTTTGCATTTACTCCTAATTCATTAAGAATTCTACAAAGCTCAAAATGAACCGTAATTCCTCCACACAATAAATTAAAACCAGTGTGCACTAAATCAATGATAACATTTTTTTGCATAATATTATAAACCTATTTGTTTTTATATCATTAAATCATTTATCAACAATTTCTTTTAACCCAACATCAAAATCAACTTATACCCAATAAAACCGCAACCACCTGTTAGTAGTAAGTTCATTTAATTATTATTTTTAAAAATTTTACACCTTTAAACTAATTACATTTTATAATTTTATTTAATCATCAGAGTTTCGTATAATTTTAGGCTTTTCATTAGACCAATTAAAGGCAAATTCATTTCTTTTAATTTTGTTCCATCACCAGTGTAGTTTTTCTTCAAACCATTATTTAGTATTAGAATTTTATGATGCTCTGCAGATGGAAGTATTAATTTTGCAATATCAGATAGCTTATATTTTTCATCGTAACAAACATTGATAGTTTTGTCAAGTTTACCTTGATTTTCGCAGTTATCAATGTAATATTTGACTATTTTAATAAAATCGTCTTCATAAACAAAGTCAAAATATTTATCTTCAAATATTGAGATTGGTTTATTATTTTGTTTTGATAAAAAACAAGCTTTTACAAATCTGTCATCCTCTTCATTGCTATGAAATATATTGAAAATTCTTAAATTATACACATTTTTGTGTTGCAATGACCTTTTATAAATAAGATATTTTGAAAACCCATAATAATCTGTCGGAATAGACCAGATTTCTTCCTCCCTTCTATTTAATATATCGGTTGTTCTATCATATATTGCACCTGAATCAAAGTTGATAATCATTTTAAACTTATCTGAAAATAGTAGAATATTTTCAAGCATGAGTAAATTGTTGTAAGTAACATTGCCATTATCTTCTTTAGTTCTGCGTCCTCCAGAAATTGCTGTATGAATCAATATATCATAATAATCTCTACTTAAAAAGTTTTCCAATTCTTTTAAATTTAACAAATTAAGCTCTTTGCGACTTGGATTGACTACTTCATAATTTAAAATTGATAAATTTTTTTTTATAATTTTGGCAATATTTCCAGATCCACCAGTAACAAGAATTTTCATATAATAAGTGTCATGCAAATTGTTTTTATATTTATAATCATAAAAAATGTCCATAAATAAGTTATATACTAAAATATATAAATAAATGATTACAATATAAATATAAATTAAAAGCAAATGAAAAAAATATGGTACGCACCAAATCAAAAAGAAGCTTATGGAGATGCCGAAATTAAGGCGGTCGTTGACTGTTTGAATGATGGTTGGTTATCAGGATTCGGTCCCAAAACAATTGAATTTGAAAATAAAGTATCAGAGTTGTTTGGAAAAAAACATGGCCTATTTGTGAATAGCGGTTCCTCTGCAATTTTATTAGGATTAAACGCATTAAATTTAGAACCAGGAACAGAAGTTATTACACCAGCTTGCACTTTTTCAACAACTTTGGCGCCAATTATTCAATGTGGATTAAAACCTGTTTTTTGTGATGTTCAAATAGGAACCTATGTTCCTACACCAGATCAAGTATGTGAAAAAATTACAGAAAAAACAAAAGTTATTTTACTTCCAAATTTAATTGGTTCAAAACCAGACTGGGTTAAAATAAGAAAGAGAACAAATTTAATACTTTTTGAGGATTCAGCTGATACTATTACATTGACGCCAGAAACAGATATTTCAATAACAAGTTTTTATTCAAGCCATTTAATTACTGCATGTGGTTCAGGTGGAATGGTTATGTTTAATGATGAAAAATTATTAAAGCGTGCAACAATGTTTCGCGATTGGGGTAGAATTGGAGATAATTCGGAAGATATAAAAACGAGGTTTGAATATAATATAGATGGAATACCGTATGATTATAAATTTTTGTATGGAGCTGTGGGTTATAATATGAAATCCTCGGAAGTTAATGCAGCATTTGGGCTAGTTCAAATATCTAGAATTGAGGAGATAAGAGAGAAAAGGAGAACAGTTTACAATAGGTATTTAGAGAATTTAAAGGATTTGACAGACAAACTAGTTTTACCTATAAATACTTTTAACAGCGATTGGTTAGCTATTCCATTTATGACTTTTAATAGATTAGAGCTATTGACTTTTTTGGAAGAAAATAATATTCAGACAAGAGTATGCTTTGCTGGAAACGTCACAAGACATCCTGCTTACCGAGAATACCTGAAAGTTTTTCCTAACGCCGACAAAATAATGGCAGAAGGGTTTTTGTTGGGGGCGCATCATGGAATGACAGTTGAAGATGTTGATTACGTATGTTCAAAAATTAGAGAATATTTTGATAATAAATAAGTATTTTATAATATGCTTAAAAATTTGTTATACTGTTAAAGTATGGAAATTGTTGTTAGTGATTACATAATAGAATTTTTAATAAAAAAAAATATAGAAACTATTTTTACATTGTCTGGTGGGTTTATTGGTCCTATTTTAAATTCAATTGAAAAATACACTAGCGTAAAGTATTTTTGTTTTTGTCATGAACAATCCGCAGCAATGGCGGCAGATGCTTATGCAAGAATAGCAAGAAAACCGTGTTGTTTATTAGTAACAAATGGTCCAGGATCAAGTAATACTTTAACAGGCGTTATTGGCGCTTATCAAGATAGCATCCCTATATTTATCATTTCCGGAAATTGTCCGCTAGAACAAAGTTTAGATTCGCAGAATTTAAATATTAGACAACTTGGAGTTCAAGAATTAAATATAATACCAATTGCAAAACACTTTACAAATTATAGTCACAATATTAAAAATAAAGATGAATTAATAGATGTATTAAACATTGCCTATGATAAATGTATTTCTGGAAGAATGGGACCAGTGTGGATTGACATTCCTTTAGATGTACAAAAAATGCACATTAAACATAATCTAGAGGAGAAAAAATCCACATTAATAGAAACGTGCAATAAAAACGTAAACTATGAACTACTTATTGATAAAATAATCAATTCAAAAAAACCTTTATTTTTAATAGGAAATGGAATTTGGTTATCTAAAACAGAAAATATTTTTCGCGAATTATTAAAGAAAACTAAAATACCAGTTGTATCATCTTGGTTGGGAAAAGATATATTAAATTGCGAAGAACCGTTATATTTTGGAAATATAGGAATTTTGGGAGAAAGGCATGCAAATTATGCAGTTCAAAAAGCAGATTTATTGATTATCTTGGGTTGCAGATTAACTATAACACAAATTGGTTATGATTATAAAAACTTTTCAAAAGAATCATATAAAATAATGGTTGATATTGATGAGAATGAAATGAATAAAAAAACTATAGATATTAATTTTAAAATTAACGAAGACATGCACCTATTTTTAACTCAATTAAACAAAAGTAGTTCATTGGAACGTTTAAACGGATTAAAATTTGAAAACTGGGAGAAAAGACTTAATTTGTGGAGAGAAAAATATTCTTCATATGACAATAATATAATAATGGATGGACATGTTAATTCTTATTATTTTTCAAAAATACTATCAAATAGTTTAAAGGACAATACTACAATAGTTACAGACACCGGTTCGTCGTCTTTTAGTATATTTCAATCTTTGAAAATTAATAAAAAAAATATTAGATTATTTACAGCTTCCGGACAATGTTCAATGGGTTATGGTTTGCCAGGATCAATCGGCGCTTATGTTGCAGATGATTCTAAACCCCTAATATTGATTGCTGGAGATGGTGGTTTTCAAATGAATATTCAAGAATTACAAACAATAATTTATCATAAAATTCCAATAAAAATATTTATATTAAATAATGACGGATACTTAGCTATAAAATTAATGCAAAGCAATCTTTTTAATAAAAATTACGTTGCTTCATCAAAAAAAAGTGGCGTTAGTTCTCCAGATTTTATTAAAGTTGCAGAAAGTTATGGTTTAAAAACTTTTTCTATTAACAGCAATAATGAAGTTGACAAAATTGTTAAAGAAGTTATAGATTATCAGGGTTGTTGCTTATGCAATATAACAATGATAGAAGATCAATTAATAGTTCCAAGAGTCCAATCTAATGGAAGTAAGGCATCTCTTGAATATATGTTTCCATTTATAGATGAAGAAGAATTAATAAGTGAATTAGAAATATAACTTTTCGGTTTTAATAATTAAAACGCAATGTTTTATTTAATTATTAAAAGATATATAAAATGTAACACGATATAAGGTTTTTAGTTCGAGTATGCGAGACCACCCATACCGCTCATGATGCGGAGGACGTTGTAGTTGGTGGCGTAGACACGGACCTTGGCAGTGCGAGTGCCCTCAACGGTGGCGTTGGAAAGAACAAGTTGGAGGGTGGCATTGTCAATACGAGAAAAGTTGCATGTGCCGGAAGGTTGGTGCTCCTCAGGGCGGAGAGCGAAGGAATACACGTTGATGCCCTCATCAGGGGAGCGAGTGTGGGCCTGGTAAGGTTGCACCCATGAGAAGTAGGAACCTTCACGCTCTGAGAAGCGATCTTGGCCGTTGAGTTGGAGCTTGGCAACAACGACAGGGTTCTGGCCCCAACAGTGCATGTCAAGGGATGTCTCGGAGAGCACGAAGGTGCCGGCATCGGACACAGATGAGCCCTGGTTGTAGTTGCCGTAGCTGGGCACCAACTGGTTGGCGCTGGTAAGGCCGAGGGAGGCAAGGATGGCAGCAGAGTTGGCAGCGTCAGCGGTATTCAAGCCGTTGGCGTTGGGGGTGTTGCTGCCACCAAAGTGGGGCTCAGTCAAGGAGTTGTTGTAAGCGCCTCCGTGCCAGTAGCCAGTGAAGCCAGGGGGGACATACTCGTCCATGGCACCAGCGTCCTGGAAGAGGCCACGAGCATCAATGAAGGCGTTTTGGCCAGAAAGCTCGGAAGGACCGCCGAAGGAGTGGATGGCGTTGGGAAGAGCGTCAATGGCGTCAGTGTAGTTGAAGGGTTGGGCGCCGAGGACGTTGAAAAGGGTGCCACCGCAAAGGAGGGATGAGCAGTAGTCAACGTTCTGATCAGGTTGGACAACCCAGATAAGCTCCTTCACAGGGTGGTTGAAGTTGAGCTTGATCTTGTTGGAGGATGAACCGACGGACTCATCACCAGTGAATTGGAGCTGAGTGATGAGATACTCGTGGGGGTTCTGGGCGAAACGGCGGCGCTCGTCAGTGTCAAGGAACACATAGTCAACGTAGAGGGAGGCAGCAACAAGGGACTGGTTGTAAGCGATGGTGGCGCTGACAGGGGTGCTGACTGAGTATTGGTTGGAGTTGGAGTTGGCGTAAGGACCAGCTGAGTTGCCGGAGGTGGCGTAGAGGCCAGTGGCAGGGTTAAGCGCACCAGGGGCGGCATAACGAGTGGTGTTGCAGCTGAGGGTGGTAACGGCCCAGAGGCACTCGTCAATAGGGCGGATGTCAAGGTTGATCTTGACCTCGTGGTATTGAAGGGCGATAAGGGGAAGAGCAAGACCAGGGTTTGTGCAGAACCAGAATTGGAGGGGCACGTAAAGAGTGGTCTCAGGAAGGGCGTTACGAGGAGCGCACACTTGGCGAGGAGCGTTGGAGTCACAAGGGCCGTCAACGTCCGCGAAAGAGGGATCGGTGATGAAGGTAAGCTGGGTGGTGTTACCAATCATCTTGAAGTAGCCGCGTTGTTGCTCGGAAGTCATGGTAAGCTGGTTCCAGATGTGCATCCAGTCACCATATTGGCGGTCAATGCGTTGGCCACCAATCTCAACCTCAACTTGGGCGATGAGTTGCTCACCAGGGAAATCTAACCAACGAGCGTAGACGGCGTTGTTACCGGAGGTAACGTTGGCGGCACTGCCCATAAGTTGGTTGATCTCAGGAAGTGTGACTTGGAGATATGTTCTGTAGGCAAGATCACCATTTCTGCTGATAATGCATGTAACACGGCGACCGAAATCGGCTTGGCCGTTGAAAGTTTGCTCAATAGACTCAATAGCAAAGTTTGTGTAGCGTCTGTATGTGACTTTCCAAAAGGTAATTTGAGGGTTACCAGTAAGGTAAACATCCTGAGCGCCATAAGCGACGAGTTGCATAAGACCACCTCCCATAGTTATAATATTGCTAAAGAAAAAAATTTTAGGAAATTTAATTTAATTAAATTTTTTAATTTAATTAGATAATACACTACAGTTTTACGATAGAATTTTATTTACGTCAAAATTGCCCTTCATGAATGAAAGAAGGTATGAGTCTAATAAAACTTCTTTTTTTCCCTCGTGATTTTTGGTAAAAATATAAGAATCCCTTCTTTTCTTAATACTCCACCCATCATTGATTGCGTTGAATAAAAAAAGCATTTTTTGGAACTTAATATTTTCAATTCTAATATCATAATTTGGCCCTCCTGCGCTTTCAATGTTTACCTTTAATTCAATTTGATTTGTTTCACTCATTTATTAAAATTATAGAAAAGTAAAATGCAGTTTTAACTTGCAACTTGAAAGAATGATTTTTATATATTTTCATCCAATAATCAATTAAATAAAAAATATAAATAAATACTAGATTACTTAAATGCCGTCGTTTAAGCCAAAAACCGTAAAAAAAATTAAGGTTAACAAGAAAAATTCAACAACCCTAGATGGCAAGCACAAAGAATTCGTCAATGAATTTAATAAAGACGAAAATGATAAAATTCCTCGGTTGAAAAAAGAAAAAATGGAAATTAAAAGTATTCTTGAAAAAAATTCTGTTGAAAACACGTTAACCATTGAACAGGTTATGGATTATCACGACAAGCTTGCAGAGATAACAAATGAAATTAAACGAATGAAATCTAAAAAGATTGACTATTTCTTGGATAATTCTAAATATATTTTTGATTATTTTGAAAATAAAAAGGATATATCTATTGGAAATACAGTAACAAATAAAAACAAGATGCTTGAATCGTTTTTTAAAATGAAACCTCACGACAATTCTAGCATGATAGAAAGCAAAAACAATAATATCTTTCAAAAATATCTCAGCAATATTGATGAATCTTTTTTGGATATCAATGCATTTTTAAGACCAACGGATGTGTGCCAATCGTGTTTTAAAGGAGAGTTAATTCCGATGGATGATGAAGGCGTATTAATTTGCAATGTATGTTCCAAAAATTTTCAGTACTTGATTGAGAATGAAAAACCATCTTATAAAGAACCTCCAAAGGAAGTTTGCTTTTACGCATATAAAAAAATTAATCATTTCAAAGAAATTTTGGCGCAATTTCAAGGCAAAGAAACTACACAAATACCTGCAGAAGTTATTGATAATCTTAAACATCAAATTAAAAAGGAACGCGTTGAATATTCAAAACTTACTTATTACAAAACCAAAGAAATACTCAAAAAACTTGGTTATAATAAATACTATGAACACATCAATTTTATCAAGGATAAATTGGGAATTAAACCTCCAATTATCTCTCAAGAGTTAGAGGAGACATTATGTAATTTCTTCATGGAAATTCAATATCCATATGCAAAACATTGCCCTGATTATCGTGTAAATTTCTTGCATTATTATTACGTGCTTTACAAGTTATTTGAATTGCTGGATGAAACACAGTATCTTCCAGAAATTCCAATGTTGAAGGATAGAGAGAAGTTGATTGAACAGGATACGATTTGGAAAAAGATTTGCGAAGAATTAGATTGGGAATTTATAGCGACTATTTGAGTTATTATCTAGTGCTTTCTATATCTTCTTGATTTTCTTGATTTTCTTGATTTCTTATGTCTTCTTGTTCTTCGTTTTCCGCCGTGACCAAGGTTTCCAAAATCTGAAATATTGCCTTGCTGACCAGGGACTGCATTGTCCATTGATGATACAGAATCTTCGCCTTCTGCATTAAATGAACCTGAATCTGCATCATTGAATTGCTGAGTTAAGTTTAATCCTTGGAAACCAGACACACCTGATTCTTCATCTGTAAAACCAGAATCAGGATTTAAATTGACATCAAGTTCGCTTAAATGCATTGATCCAGGTGTATCCACATCAATAAAATTTGGTGAACCCTGTTGTTGAATTGGGGAACCAGGAGGAGTTAACATTCCCACACCGCCTCTTTTATTCATTTTTCTATACTTTCTAGTATTTCTTCTAGGCATTTTGAGAGTTTTTCTGCTTTTTGTTCGCGTCATATAAAATAATATGATATAATTAAATTATCATATTATTGGGTTAAAAATTATTTGGTAGGGGAGCTAAGTTAAAGCCCACCAGGAAAACCAACAAGATTGGCACCAATGCCAAAGCCGGCACCGGAGCGAGTTGTCACACCAATGCTAGGGACGTATGTGTCCAAAATGCTAAATGTGGCAGCAGCGGTTAAGGCAAGTAAAACGATCTCCTCAATATTTAATGAACGTTTAGGAATGGCATATGCAGCAATGGCAACCATTAAACCCTCCACTAAATACTTAATGACTCTCTTGACAAGCTCAGCAATATCAAACATCTATATTAATAAATAAGAAAAAAATATATTGTGCGATAAAAAACTTAAAATAAAAACTACTAAATAATAAAATGGTCGGTCATTCAAAGGAAAAAAAGCCAGAAGGTTTTGAGAGAAAGGTAACAGAATCCGGTTCAATTAACCCTAAATACGTTGATGTTTTGGATGAAGATAAGCAAATCGCTGGGCAAAAGTTCGTGTGTATTTCTTTTATTTCTCCTGAAAAAATTGTTAAACTAAAGGAGTTATTCTTCTTTGAGGAATTCCTAAAGAAGTGGGAATTTTCAAAGAGTATGGAAAAGTTTATGCAATTCCTAAATTTTGTTAGTTACAAATACAAGTTATCGTTTGATGAGGTTTCAAAGGATTATAAGGAGTTTTTAAATGAGGAACAGGAGTTATTAGTAAAGGGCAACATGGAGGATGACTACAAGACTTTCTTGGACCAAAACGAGGAGGAGCTTGAAAATGCTTTCAACGTGAAGCATAATTTCCAAACTTCTACACGCGGAATTAAGATTAGAGGAGCTTACCCCACCATGGAGGAGGCCGAATTGCGTTGCAAGATGTTGAGAGAAGTTGACCCAAATCACGACGTCTTTGTTGGTCCTATAGGAATGTGGATGCCGTGGGATCCTGAGGCTTACAAGACCGGACGTGTAGAATACATGGAGGAGGAGCTTAACCAGTTAATGCAAGAGAAGAACAAGAATGAGAATTTTGCCAAGTCTGCTTTTGATCAACGAGTCAAGGAAACCAAGAAAAAGGCCATTGAGGAGAATATTAAAGCTGCAGAGAAGAGCGGTGCAACTCTTACGCAAAATATTGATGAACATGGAAACTTGATTGGTGTCTCCGGAGTTAATACTCAAGAGAGAACCTTGAAGGATCAAGATTCTATTTCTGCTGCTGATATTCGCGCCGAGTTGTTTGATGGTGAGAATATTGTTATTGGCAAGACTGACAATGGTCAGAGCGAGCTTCTTAGTGGCCCTTTTGTCATTAAGGAGAAGGACGAGTAAACGTATCAAAAATAAAAACATTTAAAAAATAAAATAAGAAACAAATATAAAATATATTATCTATATATTTTATATAAATGGCAAAAAAAACGTCAGCAAGAAAGCGTTCAACAAAAAGAAAAAACGGTTCCAGACGTTCTAGAAAGGTTGGTGGGAATGCAGAATTAATCAAACAAAATGTTGACAATATAGAGCAACAAATAGAGTTTGTTAAACAAAACTCAGAAGAGTTTTCAAAAATAGGAGTTAATCCAGAAGAGTTTGAAACAATGATGATGGATGTTATAAATTACACAAAAACACATAATGGCGAATTACCACAAGACGTAAAACAATTTGGTTTAGGGAGCGTTGATTTGCTTAAACAACAAATAGTCCAAATAGAAGATGCCATTCAAAGAGGTGGGTTTTCTTTTTAAAAATGGGCATTTTCACAAGTTATGAAATGAGAAAAGGTGTAAAAGGGGGATTATTACCACTTCGTCTTTTTCACGCTAATTTTAGGACCTGCTCCGCGTTTTTTGGCATTATTTGGGTCATATTTCTCGTCTTCTTCATCAGAGTTGATATCTTTACTGAGTTCCCAGAATTCTTTTGATCCTAATTTGAAGTCATTGTGTGAATCGGCTTTATACCAGAATACTTGTTCATGCAATTTATTAGATTTTGCGTTATTATTTATTACTAAGCACTCATAATTTTCTGTGCATTGGTCCATGACCTGACAAAAAGACTCAAAAGTTGGAAACATACCAGCATAATTCTCATAGATACGTTTTCTATTTGCAATGTATGGTTCTCTCAGAATAAAAACATAATCTATGTTGGTTCTCAGTGTGGGAGGAATACCCAAAGGATATTGCATTGTGATGATAAGCATGATCTTCCAATGTCTCCCATTCATAAAAAGAAGACGCATCATTTTATCGCGAGTCCACGTGCCGTCATAGAGACAATCATCAAGAATCACAAAAGCTCGCGGATCAATTGTGCTGCGTTTAAATGATTCCATTTCCTTTTTAATCTGCTTTAAAACCGATTTTTGTCGCTTTAAAATATTCTCAACGATTGCTGTATTGTATTCATTGTGAATAAACAATTTTGGAACCATTTTTCCATAGAAACCGTTACCTTCTTCTGTGCCGGCCACAACGACTCCAATGGGAATATCTTGATGATAATACAATAAATCTCTTACAAGGAAAGACTTACCTGTGTCACGTCTTCCAATTAAAACTACAACTGGACCTTTAGATTCATTCGGCTTGAAACTAATAGTTTTCATATCAAATTTCTTGAGTTCTAAAGTCATGATAGTGTTGTTATTGTTACTTTAGAAAATTCATTCAAAGTGGAATACGCATATAACTTGTTTTACACGATTACAATCGTTTAGCCAAAATTACTAAAGATTATTAAATAAGTTAAAAATAAATATTATTAATATATTATTTAGCTAATGGATAACGATACTCTTAAAATCAACTACGAGAAGAGAAAGAACAGTGAGTTGTTCAAGCTATTCAAAAAGGAAAACTTGACTTTTCTCTCTGAAGTTCAAAATTATGCCCCCATTTACAATAGATTTTTTCTATTGAATGAAACAAATTTTAACTCTGTTAATTTAAACAATGAGTGGTTTTTAACGGATATTAAAAACTCTGTTTCTGATAACAAGAATTTATATAATTGTGCTATTCAAAATTTGCAAACGTCTAAAACAAAAAAGAAGCAAGTCTTCTTTAAAATGGCTCCATTATTGGACCCTTTTAAATTCTTGATTGGAAAATACAATATTAACGACCCTTCTTTATTCAATTTACCCAAGTTAACAACAAATGGTGACATCGGAACAGTTCATCCAAAATTGTTAGATTACAATAATTCCGCGTATGTTGATGGGTTCTTTTCATTTCTCTCAAGCACGTTAATTCATAAATACGATTTTATTAATGGTGTTGATTACTATGGCGCTTTTCTAGGAATTAAAAGAGATTTTAAATTGAATATTATTGACGATTTGGATTATCTTTGCAAGTCGGAGTTTTTTAATAAAAACAAAAACGTCAATTTCCAAGTAGATGATTATAGTTTTTTATATGACGACGAAGAAAAACAGAAACAGTTGGTTCCGATTAAAATAGATCATAACATAAGCAATAAATCCACATTGTCTATTAAATCTATTGACGATGGCTTATTTGAAGACGTATTCACAGAAAGTCATTTAACATTGGAGGATTTAAAAGATAATTCAATTGAATTAGTTGACCTTATGAACTCTGAAACATTCTCTCTTGGGGACGCAAAAACAACTACAATTAAATCAAGTTCCACTTGCTCTTCAAGAACTTCACACACATCCGACAATAGTGGGGCTGAAGAGTCGTGCAATAATTGTGACGGAATGCCTAGCAATGACGGCGACTCTGACAACACTGCAAGTATGAGCGGAGAAAGCGAAAGTGGAACCGAAAGTGGAAGCGATGAGTGTTATGAAGAAGAAAGAATTGATGCAACTATACCTAGCTTTCCTGTGCAAGTTATTTGCATGGAAAATTGTGACACCACATTTGATGATCTTATTATTAACAATGACTTGACACAGGAAGAATGGTTTTCCGCTTTAATGCAAGTTATTATGATTTTAATCACATACCAAAAAGCGTTTTCATTTACTCATAACGATCTGCACACAAATAATATTATGTATAATGAAACAGATGAGAAATATATCTATTACTGCTATAGAAAGACTTATTACAAGGTGCCTACTTTTGGACGCATATTTAAAATCATTGACTTTGGCAGAGCCATTTACAAGTTTGACGGCAAATTGTTTTGCAGTGACAGTTTTCAGCCTGGTGCGGATGCTGCAACTCAATATAACACTGAACCTTATTTTAACGAAAAGAAGCCGCGTTTAGAACCAAATTATAGTTTTGATTTGTGCCGCTTAGCTTGTTCTATTTTTGATTACGTTATTGAAGATTTAGACGCATTGGATGATTATGATAATTGTGACCCTATTGTTAAGTTAATTTTTGATTGGTGTTTAGACGACAATGGGATCAATATACTTTATAAAAATAATGGTGTTGAGAGATATCCTGATTTTAAATTATATAAAATGATCGCACGCTGTGTGCACAATCACACTCCACAAGCACAGCTTGAACGCAATGAGTTTAAACAATTTATTGTAACTAAAAATAAGGCACCATCGGATAAAACAGTTATAAATATAGATAATATTCCTTCTTTTTCATCTGAAAATGTTTAAAACCTGGACTTTAAATAAAACTTAATATTGTTTTATTATATATGTCAACACTCGCAATACTCGTTAGAGCTCATGGAGCTATTTATATAAACTTTAATCCAAACAGTCCAATTACAGTGCAGGAACTTTTTGAACAAGGAGGGCCACCAGAAAACCGACACACTGATTTAATAAATTTTAGAGCAGCGCCATATAATATACAAAACTTAGAAGTAGTTTCATTAGCTAATTTAGGCGGTGTTTGTTACGGAAACTCTGATATAGAACGATTTGTAGCAGGCGTAAATCATCACTATCAACAAAATCCAGCACATACTGATGCTAAAGTTAATGAAATATTTGGAAACCAACCACCAACCAATTTAAGACAACAAGTTAATCAATTATTTGGTGTGAGCTATGCGCCTGAAATAACTAATATGTCCACTGGGTGGATGCTTAATAAAGTATATACAAAATATGACAATAATAGTGGAGTTATTTTATTTTCCCAAGATGGAAATGACTCAGTTAGAGTACACATGTTAAATGCTGCATTAGCAAACTTAACTGCTCATCTTCAAGCAAATAACGAAATAACTAGAGCGCAAATTCTTCAAACAATTTCCCCATTTGGTTATCAAAATGTATATTTAATAGACCTAACTTGCAATGCTTATATGAATGCTATGCAAAATGTTCCTCCTCTTGCAGAAGCTCACATTAATTGGATAAATGCTGTTCTTTCTCAACATAACATAAAAGGAGGAAAGTGCAAGAAGTGTAATAAATACAAGAAATGTAAGAAACACAAGAAAACAAGAAAGAATAAAAAAAGAAAGGGAAACAATAAAAAAACTAAGAGTAAAAAGTAAAAATTTATTTTGTTTTTATTAAATAAAATGAATTCAACAACGCCAATTGCGAGAGATTTTGGATTTATTATTACAAGACACGTAAATTCTGAAACTACAAACAAATATTGGAACTTTTGTATTCAATCCATTCGCCGGTTTTATCCGTTTAAAAAAATTGTTGTAATAGATGATAACAGTAAAAAAGATTTTTTAAACGCTGAATTTGAATACAAGAATGTTGAATACGTGAATTCGGAGTTTCCTGGAAGAGGCGAGCTTCTGCCATATTACTACCTTTACAAGAATAATTATTTTGATAATGCAATTATCATACACGACAGCGTATTTATGCAAAAGCGTATTAATTTTGAACTTTTAGTTGCAAAACAAGTGCAAGTAATGCCATTATGGCATTTCTTTTGCGAAAAGAAGGAAAGTTTTAATGACACAAGAGGGATGATGTCCACGTTGGCAAATAATTATCAAATCATGCAATCGTTGTTCAATGATAAAACTTATGAAGTAATGGGTCGTCCAAATGATAATGTCTGGGCTGGATGTTTTGGCGTGCAAAGTTTTATTAACCGTGATTTTTTAAATAGAATTAACGATAAATATAGTTTATTCGGATTGTTAAAATACGTTACTGCTCGCAAATATAGATGTTGCTTAGAGAGAATTATGGGGATTATATTTCACGAGGAATATTTAATGCATGTTAAACAATATTCTTTATTGGGAAACATAAGGTCATATTGCAATTGGGGTTACACATATAATGAGCATTGTGAGAATATTCGGAATAAAAAAATACCGCGTTTACCTGTTGTAAAAGTGTGGAGTGGGCGATAAATTTTTTATTTTGTTTTATTGTTAAAGGTTTATTTCTTATTCAAATATTTGTTTCATGACATAAATATCCTCCACAGCATAGAGCTCGCACTTTTCGCGACGAGCAAAGCTATTGAAATAAACAGTGTCAAACGTCTCAAACTGATAGCCAAATGTGCAATTCAAATCGTATGTCACAGGCTTTCCAGCTTTTGTGTGCTTCAAAATTGTTAAATCTGCGGCGCGAATAGCAACTCCGTAACAATTTAGATACACAACTTCGTCGGTTTCTGGGAGATGCATAATATATTTTCCGTTTGTCTTGAGACGACAGTCTACCCTATTGTCCGTATTAATTTTTACTAGACCTGGACCAGCCAAGGCAAACATGGGTTCTTGAACTTGGATTTCTTCCGCCATCATCTTTCTGAATTTATTATTAATTTTATTTTATATTACCATTTCAATTTTTTCGGAATACAAAAAAAATTGAATTGCTTTTCCAAATTTTTGGTCAGAGTAAAAACGCAACAATTTAAACCATGAGTTCTCTTCCCATCTTGCCTGTGAGTATTGTGAATCGCATTCTTAGGGATGCAGCAATATTGCACGGAGAGAAAAGTATTCCCAAGTTTAAATTCAGTAAGGCCGCGCAGCAATATATTTACAGGGCCAAATTTCGCAAAAGGTATCTTAGAAAATTCGCAAATGTGGAGCGGCTGCTTCGCTTTAAAATAAATAATCCACCGGAGTTTACGTTGATTCTACCGACGACGTGGTTGTCTCCTTTCAGGGAGCTCAACAGATTCCGTGACTGCGATCAGACACCGGAAGAGAGAGAAGCGACCGTGTCGCGCATGAAGCCTGCAGTAGTTTATAAATTCCCTCAAAAAACGCACACTTATTCATGTGGCAGTGAGATGGAATACAAGTATTCTTACTGCGCATTTGACAACGGATGCGTTTTTGTTGAAAAAAATACTCTAAATGATGACGACGACTATTACCTGTTCTTCTGGCGCGGATACATTTGTCTAGATGGGCAAACCTTTCCCATCTTTGATACGCCGAGGTCATTGAACAATAGCCAAGAAACGCCGGAACAAAACCCACACGGAATTGACAAGTGCACCGAAATAAAGTATCTAGAAAAAGAGTTGGGACAAAAGGTACGCATTCCCAATTATAGTCAAACAAATTACACTGTTTATGATGAAGAGAAAAAAGAGTGGTTGCGTAGTCAAGACTACTTATTTACAACTCAAGAAGCTAGGTTTTTGGTCCCATTTTACGAGGAACCAGAGCCATATTACGATTATTATAGCGATTAAAACCCTGGATTGTCAGTAAAAACTGCTGGGTTTAAAACAGAACCTTCACCTCCGTCTTGGATCACCGGCTTCAATTGTTCAACAACAAATAAACCAACAACCACACTAAAATAGACCAAGAGAGAATCGCGAATCAAAAATTTCAAAGGTTTACTCTCCCTATCCACAAAGCGCATCTCAATAAATTTTACTACAAAAAAAGCAAATGAAACAATTCCTGCGACGACAAATGTATTCATTTTTATATTGTAAATGACTACATTCTTATTTTTTATTTTACGCATAGTGTAATATTTTTAGCAAGGGATCTACTAGGCTAAAACCTCAATGTCATCTAATAACAAGTCTGGTTCCAGCCTTAATTCAGGGAACTCAATATTGTGAACGTCTAAACTATCTAGCGCGACATCCTGGTCAAAAATTTGTAATTTAACATTTTCATCTTCGTCTTCCTCTTCTTCGGCTTGCTTCCTTTGAGCATTTCGCATAGCACTAATCTCTTCCAATCTGTCATAGTTTTTGGGTGCATCAATAACATGTTCATTGTTTTCCGAATCTCTCGCAAAGTCAACATCATTAAATGACAATTTAGTTGAAGTATCACTTGTCAACTCTGGGAATGCTAGTTGAGCCTCCAATTTATTTTGCTCTAAAATAGCGGTAACAGGGTCTGACTCCAATTGACGAGGCCCAGATTCCTCCTTAGACGCGTCAGATTTATCACTATCCTTGGTCTCAGATATAATTTGAGGCTTCTCATTTGCCTTTTCAGTAGATTTATTAGGATCTTCAACCTCTTGCTCCTTAATCTCCTCAGTAACATGCTCTTCCACAGTTTCGTCCATATATGCTTGCAAAATAGCCTCCACTGGAATGCTGTCTCTCACTGTATTTAAAATGCACTCTTGAACTATAATTTCCAATTCGCGATGATGTTTCTGAGTTTGTAATGGAGGAACATTGAGCTCAAATAAATAAACATTCTTATATATTTTTCTGGCAACGTTAATATAGATCTTGTGAACAAAATCATCTAACTTTGGAATGGTAATATCTATCTTCTTTTGTTTTTGGCCAACTCTAATAGCAGACAAAAGTTTCAATTGAATAATATGAACACAAGTAACTAAATCTTCTAAATAACCGCAACCACTTTTATCTACAATGCGTCTTCTCTCAGCTTCTATAATGTTTGAGTTCCACTTTGGAATTCGCGTAATAAAATTTTGAAAAGTCATTAAATATTTATCCATTTCACCATTATCTCTGCATAATTTAACTGCTTCTTCAAAAATAGAACGTAATCCTTCAACGATATGAGGAGTTAAAATTGTAAGCAAACGTGAGCCCCACTCATTTTTTGATTCATGTAGACTAGAAACATTAAAGTCGTCCATTTTACATAAATGAAATATTTTCTAAACTGCAATCTAAACTCAAAAAGACAAAGTTCAAAATAAACATAATAAAGATCTTTTCATTTCTAAACTCTTTGCGAACCTTGTTAAATGCAAATAAAAGTTCATATCGCTTATTTTCTGTTAAATTAGGAATCTTCAAATTTGACGGCTTTTCTAGTAACTGTATTAAATCCAAACCACTATATCCCTTTTCATATAGTTTTGTTGACAGCGTTATAAGTTCTTCGTGGTTTATTTTTGCTTGTTCATTTGCCATTTTTTGCAGCTCTTTTTTAAGCCATTCGGTTCTTAATGTTTTAACATCTTTCATCTTGAATGTTTCGCATAGATTAAATTTATAAAGATTAATTATATTGCCATTGTAATTTGGCTCTGGGACATATATTTCGCAAAATCTGGATAATATAGGTTTTAACAATTTATACTTGTCTTCTACTATAATAAAAAATCTTGTTGTGTGACTAAACAATTCTATGCATCTACGCAAAGCAGATTGTGCGTCTATTGTTAATTTATCAGCATTCAATAAAACAATGCTTTTAAAAGTGTCGCCTCCGTTTGAATTTATGTGAGTCTTGGCGAAAAATTTTAATTCCTCTCTAATAAACTTAATTCCTTTTCCATGCGCACAATTAACATACATAACAAATGATTTTATTCTCTCTTTGTCATTGTTATAAATAATATTAATAAACTGATTTACAATGGTTCTTTTTCCGCAACCAGATTGTCCATGAAATATAATATTCGGCGTTTTATGCATTGAATGAAAGTATTTTAATTTATCTATTATAGATTCATGTATATTTAAAGCCATTATTGATGCAACTATAATTATAAAGCTTTTATTTTTTATATGATATTAAACGTAAATTATATTAATTTTTCCCATCCGTGTAATAACTTTTGTAAATTGAATCAAATAATTCATATGATGCATTTGGTAATAATTTTGATTCGTGGACTGTCAAAGAACACCCACCAGATTCCATAATGCTAACATCAAATCTATTAATATCATTATTGATTGAGTGCTTGACAATTTGGTTTATTTCTTTTATATTTTCCTTTTTAATGTGAAGATGTAGAGATATTTTTGATGGATGCATTCCAAAATAAATACAATTATCAACAATGTATTTATAATCTTCAGACTTTAACGAACCGCATGTATCAGACAAACAAAATTCATTAATATTTGGAAAGTCTGCATAATAATATAAAATCTCGTGAATAATGTCATCATTATCAATTTTTCCTTCTAATGGGCAGTCCGTAATGCAAGAGATATATAACTTGGTTTTAAATTCGCGAGGTTTAATTTTTTCTATGTTTTCCATTTTCGCAAAAATTTTCTTAAGCTCTTTCTTTGTTTCCAATAGAGTTTTATTAACATTCTTCTGTTGAAAACTATTTGACACTGATGTCAAGAAAGAATAATTTTTTATTCCATGCGACAAGCCAATATTAAACCCCTTTTCATTTGGAACCAATACATAAACGTTTGTGTCGCTTTTTATTCCATTTTTAATAAAATCCACAGCATAATCGTATAAATACAAAGAATCCGACATAATTGGCAGAACCTTTGGATTTACAATTGAACCTATCTCAATATTTTTTGGCTTATAGTTAAACATGATGTTATGAAAAATGCTCTTTTTCTTATTTAAAGTAAACGTTTCTTGACAATCCCTGCTCAAACATTGAAGACCATCTCTCAAAGATACGTCAGTTAAAATTGGTGGGAGCAAAACGCGCATTTTATTATTATAATCAGTTCGTAGTGTCATAATTTTAGGCACGTGTCTTATATTTGACAGCATATATTATATTCTGTCAAGCATTTAAATGAGTTTAATAAATGAAGTTAATAATTTGGATTTCAATTAGACTGAAGATGTCAAACTGTGTGTATAAGGATTTTCCTTGAAAGCGTTTAAGATGTCAGGACTAATACGATCGCAACCAATGCATTGATTATAATATTGTGGCGCGCGAATCTTACCATACGTCTCTTTGGACATTGGCATCTGCGGCATATTTGTAGGCACCCACATTCTTGTATTGTCTCTATCAGAATCAATTCTTGCAACGTTTAAGTTCATCTGTTCGTTATAAATATTTGTATTGCCGTGATTTGTCCTGCTAACAACTGACTTTTCTTTAGACTCATTGTTGTGTTGAGCATAAGCCGCTGCATAGGACATATCGCCCCAACCAGTTGCAGCACCACCGGCATCTCCCATATAACTGCAAGTTGTGGTGTCGCGCTGATTTGAAATTGGTGTTTGATCATTTGTCTGATATCCACCGCCTTCAATTTGTCTTCCAATGTAAGAACGAGGCGTGTATAACGTTGTCTCTTTGATAGTGGTTGGTGTAACATCATTAGGATTCAAAACGTAACTATCAGGAACTCTTGAACCGGCATCACCATAAACACGATAGTTTGATGAATATTCTTCTCTCCTTGTGGGATTAAATGCGTCCATTAATGGGGCAATAACAGCGCCAATTGCGCGACCAAAACCACTTCGCATTGAGTCAGGTTGTCTCATGGTTGAACGATTGTTAACGTAATTTGTGTGACTTCTAAGAGCATTGTCCTTATCAGTGTGGTCACCTTTATTCATGGAAGCGGAAGGCCCAACATCACACATTGGAAGCTCATTGCGCTTGGATTCTTCGTGTGCGCCAGGAACATAATTGGCGACGCGATCAGCAGGTCCAGCCACACCAGTATATGATTGTGTCGTGGTTGCGCGAGTTGTTGAGTGAACCTCCTCAATAGGTCTAAGCATTTGTCCTTTTTCTTGACCAGTTGTGGTCAACCAACGGTCTTGTGTCTGGATAAAAAATTTGTCTGGATTATACTTTTCAACTTTTCCAATGATGCCGACATTTTGAACATGTGAATAAGAGGGTCCTTGATGGTTTTCAAGCGTGTATTCCATTTTGGGGTTTGTTGCAACACGCAACTCGTCAACTGTTTTTGGTAACCAAGAGTCACGAGCTTCCATGCCGGAATTATAACCACCACTGCCTTGTGTTGTGTAACCTTGATTCAACCCAGGGCCAACGTATTCCGTCTCAAATGGTTTGACGTTGCTAATCTTTGAGCCAGGGTTTACACGAGATTGATAAAAATCGCTGCTATTTGGAGCACCAAAAGCCCACTGCACATTATCCTGAGGCTTAAACAAAGGAGCTTGCTCTATTTTCTTAATTATCTGAGAACCACTCCCAATCATGTTGTCTAAAATTGTTTCGGCGTTATCGTTGTTATAAACCTGACCCTTAATTTTGCCTCCGTAAAATGGAATCATATTATTGTGCTTGAAATCAGTTTTTGCAACATAGTCTCCAGTTAATGAATAAACTTGTTGAATATTGTTTCCAACATAAGAACCACTGTTTTGCTTTTTCTCGTATAAATTTTGGTCAAAATACTTATCACTTGCTACGTTAGGATTAACGTATTTTTGAACAGTGTCAGTTATTTCACTTTCGTTGGGAACAGGATAGTTTTGAGGTGGAATATTGGTGTTTGGTAAGTAATTGCGCTGCGCACCCATACTAGTAAATCTTTCCATTCTACTTCTTATGTTTTTTTTTGATGGCGCGCCTTGATTTGAAGCTACATATAGGCCTCCTAGGGCTAAAATTGGAATTGCGATCTCCATTAATTATATATATAAAGTATTATATTTTTTATATAATACTTTTAATTAAGTCTTTTGTTAGTAGGGACCCCTCCTAATAATTTTTATTTACCGACAATCTCACAAGAGTTTTCGTGCGTGCATATTTGAGGTCCTTGAGGGTAAGACAAGGAACGCTTGCCTCCATTTACTGGCAATGAACCAGGAACATTGGGCAATGAACAAGGAATTTGAGCAACAAAATAGTCCTTCTCTAAAATTCGTGTGCTTAAATTATTTTGAAAAGGCATGCAAGTATTTTCTTGAGGGTTCAATGGTAAAGTATACCAATCAACCTGTTCTAAATCGCGAGCCGTCCACGCTGGCATGATTGTTCTAGACTCTTCTGTATAAAGAGCTGAATTTGTTGGGTATTGGATGGGTTGCGTCGGCACGTTATATCTCTGATATTCGTCTTTTCCTAAACAATCTTTACTCGCGCGTCTATTGACACCACGTAATTCACTTTCCAAATCAACACAGTTTGTCATTAAATTTCCGCCCCATGTTTGGATTCTCACTTGAGGATCCGCCATATATGCAGGCTTATCTCCATTTCCTGGAACATTCAAAATCCATCTGCCAACGTCGGTTGATTGTTGTAATTGCTTTGCAACTCTGCAAGGATCATCGTGAAATCTTGTAAATGACATAATATTATAAATAGATAAGATTTTATTTATGTCATAAAATAATAAAATAATCAAACAAAACTGTCTAACTTAAAATAAAGCAAAAATAATACTTAAACCTATAATAAATTATATAAATATTAGCTTTGAATAATGGAACTATTAATAACTGAAAAAAAGGCACTACCAACTTTGTGTTTGAACATGATTGTTAAAAATGAAAGCAAGATTATTACACGTCTACTTGAATCTGTTTGTGGTATTATAGATACTTATTGCATTTGTGACACTGGTTCCACTGATAATACTGTTGAACTTATTTCGGCATACTTTGAGTCAAAAAATATTTGCGGAAAGATTGTTAATGAACCGTTTCAAGACTTTGCTCACAATAGAAACGTTTCCTTAAAACATTGCATTGGCATGTCTGATTATATTCTATTTTTAGACGCAGATATGATGTTGCAAATAAAAAACTTTAATAAGGAAATTATGTGGTCAGCTGATTCTTTTACTATATTACAAGGAAATGAAGATTTCTATTATCATAATGTAAGAATTGTGCGTAATAACGGTTTATATAGTTATTTTGGAGTTACACATGAATATATTAATACTCCTTCAAATAATGTTAATGTAAATATTCCAAAAGATGTTTTATTTATTAATGACGTTGGAGATGGTGGTTCAAAAGGTAACAAGTTTGATAGAGATGTTGCATTGTTAACAAAAGGCATTGAAGAAAATCCTAACAATGAACGTTACCATTTTTACTTGGCAAATAGTTATTTTGACTCTGGAAAAGATAATAACGCCGCCATTGAATGGTATAAAAAACGCATTAAATTGGGCGGATGGGTTCAAGAAGTATGGTATAGTTTATATCGGATTGGACTCCTTTATAAAAGAATGGATAAAATGGCAGATGCTATCTTTTATTGGATTGCTGCTTATGAATGTTTCCCAGATAGAATTGAAAATCTCTATGAAATTGTTCAGTATTATAGAGTTATTGGACAGTGCAAATCCGCTCTAGTATTTTATAAGTTGGCAAAAAGCATTTTAGATAAGAATCTTAACTGGTCGGACTATTTATTTTTACAGAATGATATATACACTTATAGACTTGCAGTTGAGCATTCAATTATATCTTCCTACAATGGAATTAATAACATAAATGAAGAGGCTGTCACAATTATGAACAAAGCAACCGACCAAAATGCTATTATAAATTTACTGTCTAATATGAAATTTTACAAAGACATTCTTGTTGCAACCAAAAAAATCAACATGTCAAATAAATCATTTCACAATATCAACGGAGTATACACACATTTTAATTCATCTTCTAGTTGCATTATTCCAAATTTTGATGGTGACGGTTATTTAATGAATATGCGTCTAGTAAATTATAATATTGATGGAAATGGATGTTATCATAACTGCGACAAACACATTATAACTATTAATAAGTATTTGGAACTTGACTCCGATTTTCAAGTAAAACAAGAGAAAATAATAAATTTTGAATTTGTTGATAGGAGATACATCGGCGTTGAAGATGTTAGAATTTTTAGAATGAACAAAAATAGAGATAAACCACTTGAGTTTATTGGCACAGGATACCACGAAAATAATAAAATTGGAATTGTTTATGGAAAATATTCACCATTAGAAGACGATAATAGTTTGAAGCCGCGAGAGATTGCTCCTTCCTTTACAAATTCAGATTGTGAAAAAAATTGGGTTTATGCAAACGTGTCTGGAGATTTGCGCGTTGTTTACAACTGGTGTCCACTTAAATTGTGTAAGATTGATTATGCATTAAGCAATTTAAACCTTGTTAAAACCATTGAAATGCCAAACATTTTTAATCGTATTCGCGGTTCAACATGTGGTGCAAATTATAAAAATGAAATATGGTTTGTTGGGCACATTGTTTCATATGAACAACCGCGGCATTATTATCACATATTTTCAGTGTTTGACGAAAATATGAAATTGTTGCGCTATTCTGCACCATTTAAATTTGACACAGAATGCATTGAATATTGTCTAGGTCTAGTCGTTGAAGACGATCGCGTTATTTGCACTTACAGTTCATGGGATAGAACAACTATTCTCGCTGTTTATGATAAAAAATATATTGATGGATTGATTGTTTATAATTAACCACCTTTAAAAAAGGTTGTGCCAAATGGGGTTTATTAATATAATGAATAACTGATGAACATTAAATTAATAATTTCCAATCAATGTGTGATTGTGATCGCAAGGATAGAGAGAAAATAGTTCAGGGTTGTCTAAATAGAGTAGAAACCAGATATTTACTTCCCACATTAAGGTTTTATGTTCTTCAATTGTTTTAATACATTGTTGCTTTGTTAAATCTGCAAACTTTATTAATGCTTTTGATTCTCCTCCAAACACGCCTCCTGCAAAATACCATGCAATGTCCTTATAAATATCAGCTCTAAAAGTTTTTATCATAATATTGTGCATGTCAGGGCTCCAAATTGAACCAATGCGAACATTTTCGTAAGTTTTATTTTTTAAATCAGCAATAACTGATTGAAACAATGTGTCATCATTTTTAAATATATGATTTATTCCAAAATCCACCCATACAAATTGGTCTGTTTGAAATGGGTCAGTTTGAAATGGGTTTAACTCAATTGCTTTTCTAATAAATTCAGTTTTATTGCACATTGTAAACATATATTCTAGTGAATCCTTTTCAGGAGTTTTTGTATTTAATCCAAAGTTAGTTATTTGGTCTTTATATTCATATAAATAAATGTCTTCTTTTTTAATTGGGATAATTTTTGTGTTGGGAAAATTTGGCAAAAGACCTAGTAACGTTTCATCAAAAAACACAATTTTATTAATTGGTAATTCCAATAATTTTTTTCCATATTTAATATAATCGTCTATTCCACGGTCATTTCGTTGATTTGCGCCGGCTACAAACGCAGTTACTAACGTTGTCATTTTTTATGTATAATAATAATATAAAAAGTTGTTTATATTATTATTTTTCTGTTTCTTTTTAATACCAAGTATAAGGTCCATTTCTTTGAACGTTTATTTCAGATTTATTGGGCTCTGCGTTGATTTCATCTTTTGTTCCATAGACAGTCCAATAGAAGCTTCCGTTTTTGCCGTAAACTGTGAATTTATTATCATCAATCTCTGACGTTTCATATATATTTTTTGATTTATTGTCTTTTGAGTAAATGGGAGTAATCTGGGCGCTTAAATTGGTTGCCAACGGCGAAACATAATCAGGAAGCTGGATTGCGACAGATGTGTTGTTTTCAATGGTTGCTTTTCCTCTGTAATAGACTCCGGCTTCTGGACCCTCCAAACATACATGAACTAAGTATTTTGATTCATCTAATGGATGGTCAATAATGAACGTTTTTATACCTGGTGGACCAGTTGGGCCGGTGCAATTCCTTCCGGTTGGACCAGTGGGTCCTTTGGGACCAGGAACACCAAAATTTCCTCTTAAACCAGTTGGACCTTCTAATCCAGTTGGGCCCAGACTTCCTCTATTTTTACTGGGACAACACGTCTTGCCTCCTAAATAACTTAAATATGGGTTTGACATTATATTATATATAATATCAACATACTTTTTAAATTTTTATTTTTAATACCATTTATAAGGTCCATCGCCATTTACTACGATAGAGTTTTTTTCTGGTTCTACTAAAATGTCATTTTTTTTGCCATAAACACACCAGTAGAAACTTCCATTATTTCCATAAACTGTAAATTCATTATTCTTAATTTCGGACACTTCAAGTAAATTAGGCTCGCTTCTCTCTTTTGAATAAATAGATGTAACTTGGATGCTGAAATTTGTGGCCAATGGAGCAACATAATCTGGCAATTGAATGGTGGCTGATTCACCGTTGTCAATTGATGCTTTTCCGCGATAATATACACCTGCCTCCGGACCTTCTAAACAAGCGTGAATCAAATATTTTGAGTTGTCTAGTGGATGATCAATAATAAAGGGTTTTGCACCTGCTGGTCCCTGTGGTCCGGTTGAGCCCAAACAACTACGGCCAGTGGGTCCAGTGGCTCCAGTATAACCGGTGAATCCTGCTAAGCCTCTTGGACCAG